CAAACCTTGGAGAAGCTCCTGAGCTTGTGCATAACTGACTTTTGAAGTGTTTCTCATAAGATCATTCACAAAAGTATCAACTGACTTGGTATCCAATCTTTGCAACGGCCCTTGATTTACTAACTGGGCAAAAACACCATTGGGATCAATATCAACGCCGCGACCATACCGATAAGACCCGACTACTTCATAACCACGGGCATCAGACACAGGGAACACCGGGCTGCTGAGATTGATATTTTTCTGTTTTTTGTTTAAAATCCTCTGAGTGTAAGCAGTCCCCCCATTTCCATACTGTCCCTGTAGGGTAACAAAGAATTGGCTGAGGGCATCTTTCCGAGCAGACATTCTTCCTACATCATCACTCTGCAAAACTGCTTTCCGCCATACGGAAATATTTTCATTGATTGTTGGCTTCAAAGAATTGACCAGGTTTTTAGCTACCATCACCCAGAACTGCTCGACTGTCTTTTGGGAACTACCAGGGAAAGCCCAGGAACCATCAGTCCCAACCAGCTTGAACATCTGCGGAGTGTCTTGTAAACTGACCACGGCCCCCCGAAGATCAACAAACTCAACCGTAAGTGTCCCTGGTTTGGTTACGGTTGGGGCAACTGCTTCAGCACCTGTCTGGATATTGTTCGACAGTTTTTCCACCCAGGACGAGAAGACTTCATCCAAGGTGGCACTGTCTGTCCCGTTAGTTTTAGCCACATCAACAGCACTTGCTGTCAAGGCTGCAAAGAAAGAAGACGTTAAAGCCCCAACATTCATTTTTTTGCTACTTGTCGTTCGAGCACTGTCCAATTTGAATGTTGCCGGAGAAAACATTAAATCCCTGATTTCGGATGTTGGAACTACAACACCCCCTCTTTTTTCAGGATCACCATCTAACACTTGGATTCCATTCGAAACCCAAATATCCCCAAAGACAGCATCGACAGCTTTATTCAAAGGTGATTGCGGCCCCCCTGCAAGAAAACCTTCCCCCTCAATTGGAGAATTCTCCAATGTCACATCAGACGATTCGAAGCCCCCTTCGGAATCTTTAGTCAAATCCACCCTTAAATAGGGCATTCCTTGATGTTTAGGATCGGGATGGGATGCCGAATAATACCGATAAGCTCCCGGCAATGCCCCATTAGTTCGGGATGCTTTTTTGTCTGCCAGAATCCCCAGAATGAAATTGGTACTGTTAATATCTGGACGGCTGCCGTCTGTAGGGCTTATGAGATCCTGAATAATGGTATACAGGATCTTGAGAACTTTGTAGTCATCATTCAGGTTCTCCACTTTTTCATAAAAAGCAATATTGCATTTCTTCAAGAGATCCTGTGCTACCGCAACTTTTTTTTCTGCAGCCACAACTTTTTTCCCAGCAGTCTCCCTCTTAGTTGCATTTGCCGTCGTATTTGGAATAGCCATCAGAGCATTACTTGCTTTTGTAAGATCAAGCAATGCTTTTTGAACATCCTTTTTACGTTGTTTCTTAGCCTCATTTGCTGCTTCCAAAGCCCGTTTGAATTCATCAGCCCCTGATGCTAAATTCGGTAATCCCTGCACTTCTTTAGTGTAAGGATGTACTCCAAGGGGCAATCCAATCAGATCCATATCACAATAGAACTGAAGGTTCTTATTCGGGCCGGTCTGAATTTCAAAGACATTTCCTGAATCTGATTTATCTGCATAATTTATGATCTTCTTATCCAAAGCCATTTGGATAATCCCTGGAATCATCCTGGGATTTGAAACATCGAAAATATCTCCACCAGCCAGCAGCATCCGAGGATCAACCCGTAATGGGTCAAGAGCCATCACGACATTAGGGAAGCCCATCAATTTTGGATACCCCATATTATCTTCCACTTGAAGTGGCCGGGGGGGCATCGAAGGGTTATCCAAATGGATAGCATCAATACCGCTGACTTCCACCTCTGTACCGGAAACAATACTATCACCTGGAGCAAAGAATTTGGCCCGTTTAGCAATAAGCTGGAGGGTGGTCGTACACTGCCCGCCGACCACATAAGCGTGTGAAAAAGAACTGCAATAATAAAAACAATCCAATGAGGCAATGTAAACGGGGAACCCCGGTCGAAGTTCCGGCCGCAGAGGAATAGTCACAGTAGCCGACTTGGAAGGAGCATTCAGAATATCCAACCGGTTAGCTGCTGCGTGTTGCATTGCATCTTTGTCGTTGAAATAAGAAGTTTCAAACTCACCCGGGCGCCAACCATACTGAGCAACCAAACGGTAATCAATATATTGCCCTCGAACACCCCATTCATTCTCAACTCCGGCAGCAGTGTTCTTGATAGACCCACCTTTGGCAGTCATATATGTGACTTCAGGTTCTTTTTCATCAAAATTGATATTGATAATATCAATATCCTCGATCCGGTACGTCCGGGAACTGGAAGTATCGAGATTGTAAAATGGAGGCTTGAAAACAAAATCCCCATCTACATCCTGGTAGAACTCAAAACCTGTTACCTCACAGACCTTATTGGCAATATCCAATTTGCTTTCATAAGAGGACTCGAAGAAATTGTACTGACCGAACTGACCAACATCACTGATGAAAGCCTGCATATCCACAACATTCAACCCTAATGGCTGATTTGCAGATGCCTTATTCAGGAAAAGCAAAGAACTCAAAACATCAGGTGTGAACGATCCCCTGATCGTATCGGAACTGAAAGGAGAAGGCCCGGTTTTTGATCCAGTATTACTTTGATTGAATCGGCTTTTTGTCAATTTCAACAATTCAGTACTGGAAGCTCGACCCAGAAATGCTGCCTGAGAAGCATTGAAAAGCTGGCCGGTGGCCCCGTGCATTCTCAATCGAACGGTACTATTCCTAAAACGTTCCTCCCAATATTTGGCTGTATACGAGTAGAGAGATTTGTCTCCATACATTACACCAATGTTCGTTTGAGATTGAATGGCATGTCCAACACCGGCAGCAGCACTGATAAAATCATTATGAATGTTCCAAATGATCTCGTAAGGGTGTTTTCCCGTGTAGTTGTGACCGACATCGGACACTTTATTGTGTGAGTTGTCCGGTTTTTGTCCATAAATAGAAGCATTAGTGCTGACTTGCTGGAACTGCCAAAAATGAAGCATTGAACCACATTGAATACTAAAAGTTTGCACCCCTGTACTGTATGAACCCCCTACTTGAGTAATAACTCCGTGAAAGACGTGATAATACGGGTAAGCGGGAGTGTTTGCATCATCAACCTGGTAAAACAATCCTTCAACTGGGAAATACCCACGTTGGTAAATGTGAACTTCCAGCCCGGGCCGGAGAATGAACTGAGCATCCCTAGCAAACGATTCGTGATGATGGACAGGTACTGATAAGGTAAATGATGCTGAAGTGGCTCCAGCATCCGTTCCGGCGTCCACAGACACCTCTGTCACGAACTCCTGAATATTGATTCGGCTATTACATCGAGCACAACCCGGCAAAGAAGTATCCCCGTTTAGATACACAAGGCAATCTGGTGTGTGCTGAACAACTTGCTGGCGGCCGAGCCTCCAGGTTCCGACATATGGTCTATTCTCTATACCCATTGATTAAAATCCAAACGGTTTTGCGTTAGGGACTGAAACAGTGTTGACATCTTTGATTTCTAATATTGCCTCACCACCTGCATTAAAATTCGAATCCCCCACAGGTTTGTTTGGGATTCCTTGTGTGGTTCCGCCTTTATCAATTCCTGTTCCTGTATTACCTCCAGTTTGAGTTCCATTTACCTGACTGCCAGTTCCGGTTCCTCGGCTGCCAGTACCATCTTGAGAAACCAATGTGTCAAAAGATTCTCCAACTCCTGCTTCTTGATCTTGAGTTGATTCTCCCAATCCTCTGCCGGAATCCCCACCAAAGCCACCTCCCCCAGAATTCCCCCGGAAGTACCGTTGATCCTCAATGCTCGGTGTAGGACTTCTCATCGGTAATACTGCAAATGTGTCGGGAGATGTATCAGTGATCCCATTGGCCGTGAACTCAATATTGAATTCCATACCTCCCAATTCATTGTCTTCATTGAACTCAAAGGTGAACGACTCCATACTACCATAATAAATGAATCCGTCATACCGGATGGACAAGGCACCTACGTGTTGCATTGCATTCGACCGACCCATCGTGTCATAAATGTAGCCATTATTCTTGTAGAATCTCACCAGGTTCATCATATTTTGCCAGGACTTGGAATCATTCCGACTGGCAACATGAACACCTCGACCACCGGAGATAAACGCTCCACATCGGGCGGTAAACGAAATTTTGGCCTGATCCTCTCCCCAGGTATGGAGGATGTATCCATATCGGCTACGATCTTGGTACTGCTGAATCTTTGTATACTGAATCTGAAAAGACGTTGGATTAATCAACAACACCAACGGCGGGATATTCATAATATTGGCTACCTGAAGTCTCATATCGATAACCGACAAGTAATCCGGCAACTTAGTACGGCCGCTTGAGGGTTGGTCTTTGTTGGGCTGGGCTGAATCAGGAGGGGCTACCAAAGCTTCTCCTTCTTCATACCCTTGAGCAGCCAGATACACTTCAGGGTCCATCGAAGTCTGTAATCCAGACATTTGAGCAAATGCTGGGTCTTGGGCAATAGCATCCCGGGCTTTCTGATAATTCGGGGACGAGCCATTGGCTGTGGTGTAAAGATTGATACTCGGACTACTTGGAGAATTGGGCCCGACATTGTATGTCTGAAACACACCTGGGGGTTCAATCTGGATAATGAAAGGAGATAGATTCCGTAATATCTGCCGAGTGTTATCAACCTGCTTTACAGTATTTTCTTCCATCTCAACGGTCATCTCAGGACCGATGTTCAGGTACTGGTACGCTACGGGGGCAGGAGGATTCTTAACAGCTAAGGCCGTTATTAACGATCTTTCATCCCCTCCTGTTGCCGGAGGCCCCCCAGATTCCTGAGAATCTACGATGGCTTCTTCGACTGTTTGGATATCTGCCATTTAAGTCCTCACTTTACCCGATTACCTAAATCAAGATAATCAGGATTCAGTATTTCCGGTAAGGGGCTGTCATTAATATCTCTCATTTGGTTTCGGACATTATACGCCATATCCGACCGCATCCTGATGATCTCGTGCTGGATAGTAAAACTTGTAGTTATTGCAAATTGATACGGTTTTTGAGCATCTTCTGTCACACTGAAATCATTGAATACTCCAATGTAGACACCACCATCAAAAGTAACACTGATGTACCCCTGGAACACGACCTTACCGGTCACATCATAGACCGAGCCGTTGTTGTGGAATAGAGCCAACACATCGAGATACTTGTCATAAGCAATAGTTTCTCGACGAGTTCCACCTACATCGATGGCTCCTTGACCCCCAGTAATATTTGAAAGACCGGAGAACAAACGCATAAAGCCTCCGGTAGCCATATTGAACTCAAGGGTATCAAGTCCTTCACCCCAATGCTGTTCGACGAAGCCACCTTTTGTTGCTATCCTCTCTGTTACTTTGGAGTAATTAACACTCATAGACTCAGGGTTTACGTGAAGAACCATTTTCATATAATCGGGCAGAATACTGGTTTCCTGATCGGAGGCCAGAATATCAAAGACAACTGGTTTTTTACCCAGATTCTCATTAAACCCATCATCAGGGGACATAAAAGAAGATCGAAAAACTGGTGGTTTATTACTCATTGATTACCCACCCGATAACTTATCAGATTGTTCCATCACACGTAACGATGCCTGAGCATCTCCGAAAAGGTTATAAATAGCAGTGTAATTTCCACCAACCCCTTTACTTTTCTTTTGAGACCCTACTCCGGCACCCCCAGTGGTACCTTCACTAGCAGAAAGGAGTGCCTTCTTCCACTTCTTAATG